ATCACTACGGCTGGGGTTCGTTCGGATCGCACTGGCAAAGATTCCATCGCGTTCAATCTCTATAACTATGGGAAGCGTTTGGCTAGTGGTGAGGAGAAGGATGACACGTTCTTCATGGCGTGGTGGGAGGCACCCGAGGGCGCAGACCATCGTGACCCTGAAACGTGGCGGGCCGCTAACCCTGGGTTTGGGGATTTGAATGCTGAGTCGGATTTTCATTCGGCTATCAAACGAACACCGGAAGCTGAGTTCCGTATCAAGCGGTGTAACCAGTGGGTGTCGAGTGTGGAAACGTGGTTGCCTGCCGGGTCGTGGGATGAGTGCGCCGGCGAGGTAAACCTAACCTCGGATGATGAGATTGTGCTCGGGTTTGACGGTTCGTATAACGGTGACGCTTCGGTGATTGTGGGTGCTGTTGTCCCTAAAAATACGGATGACCCTGTCCGTGTTTTTATGGTGAAGGCGTGGGAGAAGGATTTGGAGCATGATGGCCCTGAGTGGCGGGTGGACATTGGTGAGGTTGAGCAAACAGTTTTGGATTTCTGCCAGAAACATAATGTGAAGGAGATCGCGTGTGACCCGTTCCGTTGGCAAAGGTCAATGGAGTTCCTGGAGAATCAGGGGTTGCCGGTGGTGGCGTTTCCGCAGTCCCCACAACGAATGATAAAGGCGTGTGCCGGGTTCTTCGATTTGGTTGCTGAGAAGCGTTTGGTGCATGACGGTGACCCGTTGCTTGCCCGCCATATTGGGAACACTGCTATCAAGTTGACTCCTGCCGGCCCTCATATCAAGAAGGAGAACCCGAATAGTCCCCGGAAGATTGACGCTGCGGTGGCGGCCATTCTCGCTGTTGACCGGGCCTCCGGTAAGATAGAAGAAACGGTTGTGCCCGAGTTTTTTGGTTAGGGGTCTGATGGCTACGGTTTTGCAGGTTGCGGGTATGGTCGGGGTCACTGTGGGCGCGTTGTTGTTGAGTGTGCCGGTGGGTTTCATTGTGGGTGGCGTGTTTTTGTTGGTTGTCGGATTTGCGTTAGGAAAGTAACCTGTGGTTTTGAATCGGCTTTTTGAGCAGCGGGCAACATCGTTTCAAACGATTTTCCAGGCAGGCGATGACCTGGCGTTCGGTAATTTGTCGGACACGTTCATTGACTCCAAAACGGTGTTTCAGGTCAACGCTGTTTTCTCGGCGGTGTCGTTGATCGCTGACACGATTAGCACGCTCCCGTTGGATGCTTATATTCGGATTGATGGGCAACGGCGTGCGTTCCGGCCTCGACCTGCGTGGGTGGACAAACCGGACATTGCGTTACCGAGGACAGCGTTCTACAACTCAGCGATCGTGAGTCTTTTGCTTGATGGCAATTTGTTCGTGCGTGTCTTCAGCAATCAGCGGGGCGAAATCGTGAACCTGGTTGTCCTAAACCCGTTGACTGTTGAGGTGAAACGTAACGCTCGAGGCGAAGCCGTGTTCACGGTGGAGAACGAATCGAAGACACTGACGTCTGAGGACATCATTTTCATCCCGGATGTGTTGCGGCCTGGTCAGATGCGTGGTGTTTCGCGTGTCGAAGCGTTGAAGGAAAACTTTGGTTTGGCGTTGGCGTTGGAAAAGTTTGCAGCGACCTTCTTCGGTAATGGCACGAACCTGTCGGGTGTGATTGAGGTTGACCAAAACTTGACGGCGGAGCAGGCCGAGAATTTGCGCAACGGGTTTGATTCGAAGCATCGTGGTTGGCGTAGAGGGCACCGGACTGGCGTTCTGTCGGGTGGTGCGAAGTTCAAGACTACACAGGTTGACCCTGAGTCCTCGCAAAGTATTGAGGCCCGCAGGTTGGCTGTGGAAGATATTGCCCGCGCATTCAACATTCCCGCAAATATGCTGAATATCCCTGGGACTACGACTTACGCAAGCGTGGAGCAGAACAACATCCAGTTCATTACTCACACTTTGCGACCTATCGTGCAGAAGCTCGAGGATGCGTTCTCCCCGTTGATGAGTCGCTACCCTGGTGGGCAGACAGCTTTCATCAAGTGGAACCTTGACGGGCTTGCACGCGCAGACCTGTCCTCGAGGATGAGTGCTTACAGTGTTGGCATTCAGGCCGGGTTCATGTCAATCAATGATGTTCGCCGGTTGGAGGACATGAGCGACATTGACGATCCGGCTGCAAGTAATGTTCGGGTGCCTTTAGCGAATATCAACATTGATGGTGCTGATTTGGTGGCGGATGAGAAGCGTGTTCGGATGGCGCAGACTTTGGTGTTGTCGGGTTACGATCCGGCGGAGGCGTTGGTTGCTGTCGGGCTTGACCCGATTGCTCACACCGGGCTTGCTTCGACCCAGTTGCAACCGGTGGCGCAGGTTGACCCCGAGAATCCTGGCGCTGTTTACGAGGTGCAGTGATGGCTTTGGTTAGTGGGCGTGTAACGCTAAGCGATACGGTGGCGCAACGGATTGTGGGCTCGGATAATATGCCTCACCGTGCGATTCTTCACAATGCCACGAAGTCATCGAACGAATATGTTTATATTGCTGGCGGTTCGGCTGCAGCGTTTGGAACCGCGTTGGGTATGCACATTGATCCGGGTCAGACGATTTATGTTGACCTTGCCCCGAATGACGAGCTGTGGGCAACTTCTGACCCTAACGGGCTGGTTGTTCAGGTTTTGGATATGAGGCGCAACGACTAATGCCGTATTTCATTTCGGACACCGCCGAGGGCTGTGACGGGTGGGCTACCGTGAAGGATGACGGTGAGGTCATGGGTTGTCACATGACTAAGGATGAGGCTATTGACCAGGCGCTTGCTATCGCGCAGGCTGAGGGTTCTACTTTCGAGGGCGAACGCTCGACTCGTGACCTGCCTGACAATTACCGGCCCGCAACTTCTCCGGATGTGCCGGAGGGTCGCGCTTGCGGTAACTGTATTTTCTTCAACGAGGACAAGCTTGATGATGAGGGTCGCGCATTTTGTGAGCGTTGGGAAGAATATGTTGAGGGTGGGGCGTACTGTAACGCTTGGGAGCCTCGAGCCGATGACGATGATGACGATATAGACGATGACGATGATGACTCGGATGAGTTGCGTCAGGTTGATTTGACACCACCGGCGTACATGAGGGCTAGTGCCCGCCGTGGCCTGGAATGGCATCGTGAGGGACTGTCGGGTGATGGTGTTGTGGATCGCACAATCCGTGAGGCTGCTGCTATGGCTGAAGGTAATGTGACGGCTGACAAGTGGGTTCGTTTGCGTGCGTGGATTTCCCGTCATCTTGTTGATATGGATGCCCCACAGAACACTCCGGGTGACGATAACTATCCTGGGCCGGGTGCTGTGGCGATGGCGTTGTGGGGTGGTGGCGGTTCGAAGCGTAGTGCGCAACGCGCTTTCGAGTACGCGGATGGTGTGGTTGGTAGACTAGAAGCTGAGAATGAAGGCCGAGCGAAGGGCGAAGCGTTGAGCAAGTTAGAAACCCGTATTGTTGAGGTTGACAAGTTTGAAATCCGTGAGGATGCCTCCGGGATGTTTTTGGAGGGTTACGCTGCACTGTTCAACTCTCGCAGTGAAAATCTGGGCGGGTTCACTGAAACTATCCAGCCTGGTGCTTTCCGTGCTTCCCTACGATCGCGCAACGATGTGAAACTGTTGTGGAACCATGATTCGGGTGCTGTGATGGGTTCGACTCGTGCCGGCACTTTGACGTTGACTGAGGATGAGCGTGGTCTGAAAGTTTCCGCAACACTGCCTGACACAACTTATGGGCGTGATGCTCGTGAGCTGGTTCGCCGTGGCGATGTGACCGGGTTCTCGTTCGGGTTTTCTATGCCTGCCCGTGGTGGGGATGAGTGGAGTTCTGACGGCACTGAACGTGTTTTGAAGTCTGTCCGTTTGCACGAAGTTTCCTTGGTGGCTTTCCCGGCTTATCCTGCCACGAATGGCACGGCTACGGTTCGAGGGTTGGACAAGATTGCACAGCGTGCGAACGTGGATGCTGATGCGCTTGCCGATGCGTTGTTGAAGATTGAGAACGGTGAGGACATTTCTTCCGATGACCGCACCTTGTTGCAGACTGTGATTGATGAGCTGGCACCGACTCCTGAAGCTCCGGTGGTGGATAACAGTTTGGAGATGCTGGCTTTGAAGAAGAAGAAGCTGCAACTTCTGATGGGGTACTAATGGCAACGGTTGAGCAGATTGCGCTGATTCTGTTTGATGTTGTTGAGGATGTTGGTGTGGCTGAAATGTTGGCCCGCCGGATTGTTGGACTCGATGATGAGCCGACTAAAGAAACCCGTGTTTTAAAGGCTGCGGAAACGCGCTAGATCGGGTTTGCCCCTGCCAGGTATTCCACCCTTTCCCTGGTGGGGGCTTTTCTTTTTGGAACGGGTTGCACGGCCTGGTTTACAATTGAAGGTAGCTGGTGTGCGTTAACGCTACGGCGAGTAATTCTGTGTTAGCACGGTTGCGATCTATCTATTCAATCCATTTAGGAGAAACACAAATGTCCGAGTTTATTAAGCGCCAGCAGGAGCTTAAGGCTAACTTGACCATGCAGATTCGCACCGTTATTGACGATGCTGAAGCTGAGGGTCGTGGCCTGGATTCCGCTGAGCTCGAAAAAATTGACCGCATTGAGTCTGACATTCAGGCTGCACAGCGTTCTATTGAAACCGCTGCTAAGAATGAGGAGCGTGCCTCTGAGGTCGCTGCTGCTTCACGCGGTTTCGAGGTTGTCACTGAGGTTCCTCACGACACTGCTGAGATTCACCGTTCGATGGCCCGTGGCGAAATCCGCGAGCACTCTTTCGGTTTTGAGAAGCGTGCCACACTGGTTCCTTCGGTCAACACTGTCCCCGTAGCTTTCCTCGACAGAATTTTTGCGCTCGCAAAATTGGTCGGGCCTTATCTCGAAACGTCAGAAGTCCTCACCAGGACTTCCGGTGAGGATTTGCGTATCCCCGTGTTCACTGCTTACCCAGCCGCCACTGAAAAGGCTGCCGGTTCTGCACTTGACGAGTCCGAAGCTACCTACTCCAGCCTTCTTCTTCAGATGGCTAAGCAGGGCTTCATCACCAAGATCGCTAACGAACTGATTACCGATGTTGGCTTCGACCTCGAAGCTACTTTGGTTGAGCAGGCCGCTAACGCTATCGGAACCCGCGTCAACACCGTTGTCCACGCAGCTGTTACGGCTGTTGCGACTGCTGGTGGAACCGCTGGAACCGCTACGGCTATCACCGCTGACG